TCATTTTCTCTCTGTTTTGCTCAGTACCGGTGCCGCGAGTGTTGGTGAAATTTTCACTTTGCGATCATACGTCGTCACCTGACTTTCAGTTTTGTGGCCAGAGAAAAGCTGCTTGTCTCTGCTGCTTCCTTCGTAATCTGAAATAGCCTTCGCTTTGATGTCGTGAAACGTTCCTGGAACAGTGTGACCCAGCTTTATCGCTGCAGCTTTCTTTGCCTTATTCCACCAGGTGTTGAACGTTTTCTTATTCATGGCTCCGCCTGATGGGCCGGGAATCAGAAAGCCGGCCGCAGACCTTACGGACAACTTCTCAATGGCCAGGTCAACCGCCGCCCGGAGGCGAGGGGACCATTGCTTGATCTGCTTTTTACCCGTTTTATTTTGCTCAATAAAAATCCCTTCATGCCTGACGTCTGCGATCAGCAGATCCAGAACGTCACCCTCGCGCGCGGCGCAAAGATATGAAATCTCCATGGCTACCTGAATCTCTGGGACAGCGCATTCGTACACAGCGAGGTAATCTTCATCGGAGATATAAACGTCCCGGTCGATAAGCGTGAATTTTCGAATCCCTTTGCAGGGATTGCTATTCACATATCCTCGCTCAAAACCCCAGCCAAATACACGGGACATGCTGGCCACTTCCTGGTTGGCCTGATTTTTACTGCTCATTCCGCGCTTATCCATAAAAATACGAACCTGTTCAATCCGTATATTGTCGGCCTTCATTTTACCGAACACGGCCAGTAGTTGCTTCTGGTGCTGGTGGTAGTCCTTCTGCGTTCGTGGCGCTAGCTCGGTGAATGTCGGACTTTCGATAAACATTCCCCATAACTTGGCAAAGGTCATAACGTCATGGCGCTTGGCCTTTTCCTCTTCATACCTTTTCCAGAGTTTTGATATCGGTGTTTCACGTATTTTCCCCAGGCTAATACTTAGCTTGGTGCCTTTTGGTTTCCATACGTAGCTGTACTTATTTTTTGATACCCGCGGTGGAAGGTGGGTATCTTTCGGATCTTTTCTTGGCCTGCCCATAGATAGCGTCGAAGTCCGGCTCTGTTGCAACATATTCGTCAACCTTTGGTAGTTCGGTGGTCCCTGGCAAAATATTTCTGCGCAATACGATTGGGCGATTCCGTCCATCTGTTGTGAATGGAATGCCGTGACAGCGCAGCTGTCGCTGCTGCTGCGTATAACGCATATACCCGGTGATTTCCTGAATCTCCTGAGGTGACAGCGTAAGTTCATGCATAGGTCATCCCCTGATGACCAGCCAGAAAAATATTACCTGGCTGGTGCGCTCATTATTGAATAAGGAAAATCAGTTTTTAATCAGCTGCTGCCAGATGGCAGAAACGTACTTAACCTGGTGCCGGGCATCACTCAGGGCGTTATGCTGATCGCCTTCAAAAGGGATTTCATAGCGAGGATTAATGCCAATGGCCTTGCCCAGTTCGACGATTGTTCTCACATCTCGATCGTTCCAAAACTCCCAGAGCGCAGGGATGCCGGTACGTCTGTAAGAGCTGCGCAGCAGGACATTGTCGTATGTAGCGCCATTCCCCCATAGCTGAACGCTGGCAGGTCCATTTGCGGCGTTTTCGCAGATAAATTCGTTTAGCTGTAGCAGGGCGTCATCCAGAGGTATGGCATCATCCACCAGAATTGCAGAGCGGGCCTCCGCGGACTGTTTCAGCCACCAAAGAATTGTATCTGCGTCCGGCTGGCCGCCGAATCCCATGGAAGAACCAAGGCTGATGACCTTGTAAAACTCACTTCCCATCCCGCCGGTTTCAGGATTGAAAAACACTGCGCCAATGGAAACGATCGGAGCGTCAGGGTTGGAGCCAAAACATTCCAGGTCAACCATGAGATGAGTGAATAGCTGCGTTTCGGTGCTCTCATTACGATGAACGGTATCGTTATTCAGGGCATTTGTTTCCTGATTAACAGCAACATGGCTTTCAGTTGAGTGAATTGCTTTTTCGCCAGGCTGAATTTCAGAATCAGTTTTGGTTTCATTGTTGTTAGCTTCTTCCACCGGCACATTGTTTGTATTCTCCGCAGCAGTATCCTTAGAAGGGGCATTAAACAGAGCAGTGGCATCGAAAATACCAGCTCCGACTTTTACCAGTTGTGCTGGTGGCTGCTTGCTTTCTGCATACTGCTGATCAGCATTCTCACCGTTTTCTTCCACGGCTGCGGGCGAAATAAAATAGTGTTGAATGGCGTTCCAGCGCTCTTCGCTATTTGGTCTCCCGTCATCCGGCATGAATTTAATCTCAAGCAGATTTTTGGCTACGTGACTCGTCAACGCTGGGATTGAATGCAGCACCTCTGTTGGTGCATTACGAATCAGGACAAAAATTGCGCCGCGGGAAAAGTCCAGAATGCCTGGCGACTTGCGAAGAACGGCGCTCCATGTTTTCCATGGTTCTTCTTTGTTGGTGATGATTTCCTTCGCCCGGCGAACAACGCCTGCCGGGAATTCGTAGATGTTGAAATCCATAGGTAGGGTTGCTGCCGCGATTTCAATATCAAGAACATCCGGGGAAGGGGCAAGATCCGTGTTGCGGTCAGTTTTTATCTGGCCACCTGCATTGGTTCCGGCATCAGTCCTGATCATGTTCTCCGGTTCGCCTTTAACGGAATGGACGGCAGCAGGCTTTGGAGCAGACTTTGCCTTCCATTTTTCAATGACGTCAGCCCGGTGGTTACCGCGGCCGGCTGAATTATCATTCAGGGCTTCGATCCATTCCTTTGAGAACGCCAGAACGTGAGACAACTCAGGAGTCTTTCCATCCAGTGGCCAGATACTCTTGATAGCCTCAAGGAGGGTATGGCGAATATGGTTGTGGCACTGCTTTAGAGGCTCAATGGAATTAACCGCCAGAATGACATTCTGGAGATAGTTATTGTCCATATCCATTTGGGCCTTGATTGCGGCCGCTCGCTCTTCTGGCGTTGCTGTAAACATGCCTCCGATCCAGAAATGAGCGAGTTCGACGCTGAGACCCATTTTGTAACTTTCAATGGCGTCGCTTAGATCCTCCGCTTCTTCGTCGTCAACTGCAGCCGTTTGAATCAACTGCCAGGTTCTGCCGTCTTCCGCCAGCTCGTAACGCTTGCACCAATCGAAATCGACAGTGCCTTCCTCCGGAAGATCATTGAAAACAGGGAAATCAGTCCTGACTGGCTTGTTGTAATCGTGGCCGCGGCCGGTTTCTATACCGGCATCTTCCAGGGCCACATCAAGCATCAGGTTTGCGCGAGCTTCGGTTTTTGCTGTCTGCCAGTGGATGGCATCAGGCTTGCCTGATTTTTGAGTCGCTTTGATTAAATTAAAGAATTCCATATCGGGGCCTCTTTTTTGGATGTAAGATACCCGCAGCCAGTGATTGCCGCTTTTGGGTAGTGGTCATTGGTCAAAACTCGATTCCGGAAAGCTTTGGTCGGCTGACCGGGTACTTAACCCGCCTTGCGCGGGTTTTGTGCTTTATGGGGCTGCTGATTGACTCTTTGCCAGCTCAGACAGCAGCACACCATCCAGAGCGGTCAGAACGGGTTTAAAGGTATTGTTATTGGGGATCTTGCTGACTGCCCGGATGACTTCTGAAACTGAAATATCACCAGCGCGGGGCGCATAACCACCGCCAGGGCCTCGTTGAGAAACAACGAGCTTTCCAGCGCGCAGCTTATTGAAAATCTGCTCGAGGTAAGAGGTGGAAAGATTCGCCTCTTTGCTAAGTGTGGTCAGGGCCACGAACGAGCCGTTTGAGATGCGCTGTAGTGCCGCCATTGCGTGAACAGATGCCATCACGCGCTTCATGCCAAATTCCATAATCACATTCCTCGGCCAGTGCAGGCCATTGGTCAAAACTCGATGTTTAACGTACTGCAGGCTGTTGGTCGGCAGCCGGGTTACCCTTCTGGGCCAGGATGTAACAGAGCTTACGGAGCATCACCTCAAAAACATTCAGACGAGTGGCCTGATGTGCTGCTGGTTTACGTGCGAAATCAATCATGCTTTTCTCCTTACCAAACCTCCGGCCAGCCTCTTATGACGGCGGCCACGCCAATCTCCGATGATTTATCGTCAGGATTTAATCTGCGATGCTGTCCATCAGCGATTCTGTCTGCGTCTTTCCAGTCCTCCGCCATAACGCGATAAGTGCGATAACCACCATCGCCGCTAATGACTACGGTGAATTGTTTCTTAGCCATGAATCCTCTCTCTTGCCCTTATCGCCAGGCTGGCGGAACGGTACTGCCTGCTGCGCATTTCAATGTGTCATCTCATCCGGTGTTTCGTATGCCGCCGGCAGCTACTTCGTGGGCTTCCTGCCTGGATGACGTTGTGTTGATGAGGTTATTAAAGCACTGCTTTATTATTTTAGTCAATATTTAATTTATATAAACATAAACCTTAGGTTTATATGAAGGGAGAAGAAGGTCTAAACTGGGGAAAAAGACAAAAAAAAACCGGCGTGAGCCGGTTCATTAAGGAATTTGGGATGGATTGCGTGTTGAGTTAGATTTCTTTGTATCGGCCGCGGAGGTACTTTTCTACATAATCATCGATTTCTTTTAGCCTAACCTGGAAAAGGTCTATCATTTTTTCTTGTTCAGATTCAGGTAGTTGCCTGAATAGGTTCAGCATCTTCCCCTCGTTCGACTTCAAGCCAGTCTTCTCTGATACCTCTTCACCAAGCAGCCAGGCCACCGAAACATTAGCCGCTTCAGCAATGGCTATTGCAGACTTTTTGCTGATTGCGCCTTTCTTGAACCAGCCGTTAACCGCCTGCGGTGTAACGCCTGCAATTCTAGCCATATCAGCCTTGCTGATCCCCCGTTCAGTAATCTCTACCAAGCGCGAGATGAGCTGTTCATCAAGATCGTTTGTTTGTTTCATGAGCCCATTGTAAATGTTTGGTTTATACCTGCAATAAGGTAATAATTTGCATTTATTGTAAAGCTATGGTTTATTTGTTCTGTCGTTACTAGGAGAACAAATTTATGACAGCCCTTGAAAATGCAATCCATTCAGCTGGATCCGCTAATAAGTTAGCCATAGCAATTGGTGTTAGTGGCATGGCGATCAGTCAATGGAAAAAGAAAAACAACGGTGTTGTGCCTGGTTCTAGGGTTTTACAAGTTTTTAGAGCAACAGGTATCACCCCTCACGAACTTCGTCCTGACCTTTACCCAAACCCAACTGATGGGTTGCCGCAGCCGGAGTGATGACCATGCATTTAACAGCGCATAAAAATCATAACCAAGTCTCTCGGTTTTCAGTGAAAACCCAAAATCAGAATGCAGGCCATCGTCGTGACGGCATTAAACATCGGGCTATCCGTGATGCTGTGCATGAGTGGGAGCTGAGTTTGCCCGGCCAGGCGCAGGAAAAGATTGCGCGGTTGGTGGCAGAACAGTGGGAAAGGCTGGGGGGCAGGGGAATAACGATAAGTAAGCAGAATCTTTTTCGTTATCTGAAAAATGAAACCAACTCCGACAAATACACCGCTTACGTAATGCAGCTTGCCGCGGCGATCAGTGAATCCATGCCCCTGAAAATTGCCAGAAAGCACGGGCTGCGTTCTGGAATGACTGAGGCTGAGCTGGTGGCCCGAGCGATTAAAGAGTGCGGTGAGGCGCACCAGGCCAAATTGTTAGGCGCGCCGCTGCAGAAGCTTGAGAAAGAGATCAGAGAGGCAGCTATTGCGCTTTTCAACATGTTGCCCTCGGACGTAGCAGGAGCGCTGCTTGCCAGCATAGGCGCAGTGACGCCGCAGTTTTTCTAATCGAGTTTTGACCAATGACCATTAAGCCCAGTTCTTTCGGGCATCAGGAGTAACCATGGCCGCGCTGCCTTACATGCAACTCTACATTGCTGATTACCTGGCGGACACCATGCATCTGTCAACAGAAGAGCACGGTGCATACCTGCTGCTCATGTTCAATTACTGGCAAACAGGGAGAGCGATACCGAAGAGCCGTCTGCCAAAAATTGCACGGCTGAGCAACGACCGTTGGATTTCCGTTGAAAGCTCGTTGAAGGAGTTTTTCAGCGATAACGGTAGCGAATGGAAACATGATCGTATTGAGCGTGATCTCGAGGGGGTCCGCAATTCGCTCGAGCAGAAGTCTGCTGCAGGTCGTGCCTCCGCCATGGCGAGAAAAGCCAAAAAAGGAACGGAATCAGAACGGCAAAGTAACGACCGTTCAACGGGCGTTCATTCTCCGTTGGAACAGGAGGGTAACGGGAATCCAACTAATAAAGATCCAGATCCAGATACAGATAAAGATATAAAACCTAAAAACAATATTCCCGACGCTGAAAGTGATCAGCGCCGCGCTCCCCCAGAAATTTCCCCTGAAGAAATTTTTATATCGCTGCCGTTAATCGGCGGTCTGTCGCATGTCGTAACGCTGAATTACCTCGAAAGCCGAAGGGAGCTTTACCCGGCGGTGGATGTACCTCAGGAGCTGCGGAACATGTGCGGCTGGCTCGAAAGTAACCCGAAGAAGCGCAAAACGCCGAACGGCATCAAGAAATTCATCACAACCTGGCTGCAGCGTTGCCAGGACAACCCCAAAAACAGGCAGGTGACCAATGGGCAAAACCCAGCAGGAAACGCGGAGTCCATCGCAGAACGGCAGTTACGTGAGGGGCGCGAGCAGTACATTCGGGAACGACAGCACCACGGTGGACACTCCGGCATGGCGGCTGTGGGACCTCATGACAAAAATCTACAGCAACCGCTGGATTGCGAAGAATGGCAATCGTCCATCGGACCTCTGGGAGCAGCAGATTGGAGCGATGAGCGCTGAGGAATTAACTCGCGTGTGTAACGTCTGCGTCGAACGCTGTGCTGCTGGAAGCACATGGCCACCAGATTTTGCTGAGTTTGTTGCGCTGGTCGCAGATGCAAGTGGCGGTAGTTTTGGGCTGACGGTGGAAGACGTGAAGCATGAATATTGCAAATGGAAAAACGAGTCATGGCGGTACAGCACATCTGAGCAGTACCCGTGGAAGCATCCTGTGCTCTACCACATTTGCGTAGAAATGCGGCGTGAAGGAGTGGAGCGCCGGTTGACTCAGCCCGAAATGGACAAGCTTGCAGCAGCGAAGTTATCTCACTGGGAAAAACGGGTGGGGGCTGGCTATTCGATACCGCCTATTCGGCGGCAACTGGCGGCCCCAGCAAGGCCATCAGGACCAACTCCAGCGCAACAGATGATGGCGGAATATAAGCGTAAAAAAGCGGCTGGCCTGCTTTGAATAAATCGAGTTTTGACCAATGACCAAAGGAATAAACATGAACAGCGAAAACCATCAGAAAGTGATCAACTTTCTCAAGGAGAACAAAAGGGCCACTGCACGACAACTGGCTAAGGTTCTGGATCGCGACAGCACCGGAGCATGGAACATCCTGATGCACCTTTTGCGTAAGGGAATCATTAGGCGCTGTGGCACGGTCAAATTCCCCGAAATGAGACTTGCCCAGGGGTGGGAAAGCAAAGTTTGCCGCCGGAAAACGCCGTCGCGCCACCAGCGGGCCAGACAGGCAGTGGCTGATGTGTGCCGGAAGAACTGGCAGGGCTATGGAATTCACAAGATTTTCGGGAGTGCAGGCAAATGAGCAATAACACCGAAGCGCTGATCCAGCCAATTAAACATCCGGCTATCCGCTATTACGGCGGTAAATTCCGCCTTGCGTCGTGGATTATTGAGCGCATGCCGGAGCACGTTTGTTACGTCGAATCGTTTGGCGGTGCCGCTGGCGTTCTTCTGCAAAAGCCACGCAGTTACTCAGAGGTCTATAACGACCTGGACGGCGAGGTAGTCAATTTGTTCCGCGTGCTGCGTGATCCGGCGATGAACCAGATCCTGCAGGATGCCTGTGCACTGACGCCGTATTCTCGCGATGAGTTTTGCGCAGCTCAGCAACCAACCGATGATCCGATTGAGCGCGCAAGGCGCATGGTTGTTCGTGCCTGCATGGGTTTCGGTTCGGCATCCGGCATTAGTGGTAATTCAGGTTTCCGCAGCGACAGCAAGCGCAAATACGCCACCGCTGCGCACCTGTGGAAGCGCTACCCGGAGAATCTGGCTGCCGTATGCCAGCGTCTGCAGGGGGTCATCATCGAGAACAAAGACGCGTTGGCCATAATGCGCGTCCATGATGCCGAAGTCACTCTGCACTACATCGACCCGCCCTATGTGCCGGAAACCCGCGTGAAGGGCAACCGCTACTACAACCACGAAATGACCGTTGAAGGACATGAGCAACTGCTGGGCGTTGTCGGGACGGTCATCGGGATGGTGATGATTAGCGGCTACGAAAGCGAACTGTACAACGATATGCTGAGCGGCTGGAGGAAATATACGAAGGGTTCACGCATCAGCGCCGGTCGCGGTACTAAAGTTCGTACTGAATGCCTGTGGATTAACCGAGCTGCTCAAAAATAGTGATGCAGGTGCCAGAAGCCCTATAGATTAAATATTGAAAGCGCTCGCATGAATAGACGTATATCTATTTAATACAATTAAGTTAGCTAATGGTTTTCGGAGACAAAAATGGATTTGAATTTGAAAGTTACAATTATATCTACAGCCGCTACCTGCATCGCTGCTGTTGGTACTATCGCTGCCGCTTATGCTGCATTCTTAAGCAGGGCAACATCTAGAGATGCCCTCCATCTGCAAAAGAATATAGTAGCTTCTGAGCAAGATAGACTGACTAAGGAGTGGTTGAGGAATTACGCCATAAAAGCCAATAGTTACGCTGAAGGTAAACAGGGTTCTGATTGGAAATATAGCGATGGTGCTAATATAGTGTTCAATCTAAATTCTGCTATGAAGTTAATCTCGCAACTTGAACCTTCTTTTAGCACCAAAAAAATCATTAATTTGAAGCGTTTTTTTTGCGATCAGTTATGTATTGAGTTAGTAAAAGAGCTAAACGGGGGCGTTGGGCCAGATGCGCTTTTTGCAGGTGACAATTCGTCTCATATTGAAATGGATGTTTATACGCTGTGGGAAGAAGTGGTCGAGTTTTTTGGTTTCCTGCATGTGACTGATGCTGATTTGTCTGATTAATTAATCTAACTATGATGAGATTAATGCTGGTGGCGGTGGTCACACCCACATTTTAGGTCTGCTAAACCGTTTGGTAGGTTTCTCATGACTGATTTGTGTATGTGAAAGACTTAACCTACTGAAAACAGGATAAATACAACCCTCAGGCTCTGAGGAGCCTTTTTAATTGCAATCCAAAATAAACAGGTTAATAATGCCTGTGCATTTATACAGTATTTTTGGGTGAGGAGGAATTTTGAGCAAAGAAATCATCCTCCGTTATACCCCGAAATACGTGCTTCAGAGCCTCCCGCATGGCGGGGGCTGAAGCCATGGTCAGGTCGTTCGGGGCAGCCAGAGGGGAACGAAGTGATAAAAGTTAATGAAGATTTGCCGGACACCGGCTACGCGCTTATTCGTTGCGAGGATTATGCAGTGGTCGCAAGATTCGGCTCATTCCCTGATGGTGGCAGGGCGCTTTTATACAGACGTGGTGATGAGGTGTCACTCGTTCTCCTGCGGCCAGATGAGATAATTGGCACACCGACGCTGTTTACAGAGATGCTTGAGAAAGCGGGCTACCGGATCACCAGTTGCTTTGATACACTTCACTCGTAGGACTGAACACCCTACACCTGCTGCGCCACGGAGACTACCATGGCGCAAAGTACATCAAAGAAATCTGAAACACATCAACCCGACAGCCATAATGGCTCAGCCGGAAATTTTACACGTCCAGCAACAACCCACACCCTGACGTCTCGTCAACAAGAAGTATTCGACCTTCTGGTTTTTTTCATACAGAAAAATGGTTATCCACCTTCCACAACCGAGCTTGCTGACTTACTCGGCGTCAGCTCACCAAACGCTGCAGCGGAACACCTTAAAGCCCTCGAGCGGAAAGGCATTATCACTATCACCCGGGGCGTTTCCCGCGGCATAGCTATTGCCGGAGATAAGGAACCGCTTCTTGCTGTGCAACTCTTGCAGGAAATGATTAATGGTCAGCCCGGCGCGCGTGAGAGGGCAGCCGCGTTCCTGAAACTTCACGGAGCGCAGCTATGAAAAAGGGCTGGTTCCAACATGACAACCTGACCGCAGCGCAAGCCGAAGAGTTAGTTAAGCGATACAAGGCCAATGGAGTCGTTACGGAAAAGAGCCTTGCTCCGGATTACACCAGTTGGGTTGTCAGCGCGCTCCTTCCTGAAGGCAAAACACCGCCGCGAATCGACCGTACCTACCAACAGCCGTGCTGGAGGCAGTGATGAAAGCCTACAGCATAACCCCTATGGGCAAACCGAGAATGACACGCGCTGATAAGTGGAATAAACGGCCTGAGGTTTTACGGTACCGGGCGTTTTGCGATGAAGTGCGCCTGAACCGAATAGAGCTGCCTGAGTGTGGTTACCACGTTATTTTCGTTCTTCCAATGCCGCCGAGCTGGAGCAAAAAGAAACAGGCGGAACATGACGGCAAGCCACACCAGTCGCGACCCGACAAAGACAATCTTGAGAAAGCGTTACTTGATGCCTTGTTTGGCGAGGATAGCCATATCTGGGATGGGCGAGTGTCAAAAATATGGGGAACAACCGGCAAAATCATTATCCGGGAGGCCGAACCATGCGCGCTATTCTGACCGTGGAGATTGCACATAATATGGGCGTGGTCTTGCTCAAGCCGGGCCGGGAACTGATGCAGCTTTTTGGTTACGGTAGGGTGCTTATCGAAATGCCCCCAAAGGCGATGGCACACCTTCCCTCGGGAAAGATACCGGATGCACGGCAGCCATTGATTGAAGATACAGCTCTCGATACCTTTTTTTCTGATGAGCGAGTGATTCAGGCTGCTGGTGGCATGACTTCGCTCGAGTCCTGGCTATTTCGCAGCATCCATCATTGCCAGTGGCCACACACGGATTATCACCATAATGAAATGGTAACAATGCGGCATAGCCCCGGCGCCATGCTTCTTTGCTGGTCGTGTGATAACAAACTACGGGATCAGAGTACAGAGCAGCTGGAAGCAATAGCGCTGCAGAACGTGAAAGCCTGGGTGATCGATGCTGTCCTTTCAAAGCTCGGATTCAATAGTGATAGAGAGCTTTCACTGGCGGAGCTTTGCTGGTGGGCTGTTTATATGGGCGTTTCCGAAGCGATAGGGGAGACCATGGCCCGGCGCGCGCTCAACTTCAAGCCTGACCCCATCCTCTCTGTTTATCGTGAAACCGATCTCGAACCATCTGTACAGGCCACCAGCGAACTGGCGAAGAGAACTGCATATTTCCAGCAACAGAAGGAGCAGGAACAAGTCAGAGAAAAACCTGTGGTTGCGCTGGTGGCAGATCCTGAATCTCCTCAAACGTTTTTTTCCAGACCAAAGCGAATTCGCTGGGAGAATCCTGCGTACCTGAAGTGGGTTAAGTCACAACCCTGTCAGTGCTGCAGCGGGCCAGCCGATGATCCCCACCACCTTATCGGCTATGGCCAGGGCGGAATGGGGACTAAGGCGCATGATAGCCTGACCATTCCTCTGTGCCGAAAACACCATGACGAACTACATCGCGACCCGCGCGCGTTCGAAAAAAAATACGGCTCACAGCCGGAAATGATCATCAATTTGCTGGACCGGGCATTTGCGCTTGGTGTACTGGCTTAATTAGGAGAACACTATGCGTGATATTCAACTGGTATTAGAACGCTGGGGCGGTTGGGCTGCAAGTGATAGTTCTGGGATGGACTACTCACCAATTGCTGCAGGTTTTAAAGGACTGCTTCCACAGTCAAGTAAAACTCGGCTTTCATGTACAGACAACGATGCGCTAATCATAGAAGGTTGCTTGGCTCGACTTAAGAAAAGAAAGCCTTATGAGCACTCTCTATTGGTAGCTCATTATTTATTTGGAGTCCCTAAGCGGAAGATTGCCAAAGGGTTAAAGAAAGATGAGAAGCTTATTCGTATTGAGATTCAAATGGCAGAAGGGTTTATAGATGGGTGCCTCTCGGTATTGGATGTTAATTTAGATATGGATTAAGTTAAATAGAAGCGGGTTTTAATCCGCTTTTTTATTTAAGGAATCAATGAAGTCTTTCGTTTTTTTATTGTTTTCTGCTCGATGTAATAAGATGCTTTTAAATCGTTGGATTTCGCTGTTAATTGAGCTAATAAAAAAGAAAGAATACATGGCAGCAGCAATGCTTCCACCACAGGAGGATATGAAATACAAATAATATATCGATTCTCTTGGTATGGCGAACATGCCAATCGCGCCGGAGAAAGCTGCAACAAGATAAAAAATAATAAGGAATCCGAGGTGCCTTTTTTTAATATCAATTATGGGCCGCAATCTTCTGAGTTCGCTATCTGATAATGAAGTATGTTCGTCGGCTTCAGAGACCTTGAAAAAAGCTGCAATGCAGTAGCTGAAAGGAAATACTAACAATGTTATCAAGGACCACGGCGCAGAGGTGCCACTTAAATCAATTTTTTTGGACGCAAAATAAAAGACCGCAAATCCAGCAATAAAGGCGGATAGGAATCTTGTTATGAACTTAAAGAAACTCATTTCCGCCTCCTGTTAACTTTAGTTTTTTACTTTTACTTCTCCAGTGTGGACCTTAGAAGTTAGCCATTTATACATTTGCAAATATAAATCATTTTCATCAATAAGTCCATCAGTGTATTGGACACTTACTTTCCCTGATAGTTTCAAATCACTACCTTTAATTACCCCACCACCTTGGAGGTTGATGCTAATATCTTCATCATCAAGATTTCGGAGTGATGTGGCTAAAGTGTCTAATACACGCTGGCCATCTTTATTCGTCTTACGGAAATAGGTTATTTCTAAGTTCACCTGCAAGTTTGATTCATCAAGAGAATCTTCCAGCTGTAAATTATTAAACCATCCTTCCCCAAAGGCAGCCTTCATAATATCTCCCCCTCTACCGGCGGGCATGAATTTTATTTTTTTAACCCTTTCGACTGGTTCCCTTATTGCTACTGGGAATTCAAGTGGATCGCTGGTGTTTTTTATGGTTACTAAATCAGTAGAATCTGAGTTTTTAATAGGCACACTGCCCAGATTTATTTTCTTAACAGGACTTTCATGCATTTTCTTAATTGTATCTTCTGTTGGTTTATCTTGTAGAACAAGGAAGTTGTCACCGTTGAAGACGTTTCCAAATGAATGAATTAACCAATTAAGATGGTTTTCTATATCTTTAGTTCTAAGCGAGGATGATTGAACTACCATCACATGATTGTCACGAATGCCAAAATAAAGTATTGAATCAACAAACTCTCTTGTTATTTTTTGTTTGTCAGCTTCAGTTATAGCATCATCTTCAGCTAATTTAATTTGCTTCGAGGTTATAGCGTTGATGTCATAAAAACTTACATCATCAGCGATTGTCATCAGCGTCTGGCTCTTACCTTGCTCAAACAAAATAAGCTGTCCAAATAATATTGTTTTGAAAGTGTTGCTGCGGTTCACCATTCTGAAACCACTGTTGATATCAGAAGGATTAATCTGTTCTCTTCGGGTGCTAACTTTGTAAGCAGTACCGTTTTCAGAAATTATAGATTCGATGATTTGCTGAAGCGTTGCATTACAGTTAGGTATAACCGCACGCTTGTATTGAATGACTTTGCTACGACTTTCTTTCATTAGCCTTGTTCCTTGTCTCGTGAACATAGCCATACGACTGAGTTGATACTCGTGATTGTGATCAACATGGCTGGTAGACGGTAACTAGTTATTATCAGCAAGATAAATCAAAAAGTTGGAAAAATCACTAACGCGGTCCGCAAAACTACCATTATTGTGATAAGAGTGGTCACACAGACACAACGCTTATCAAGTCATAAAACCTCGCTAAGGCGTTTTTTTATGTCTTTTGCAAAGACTTCTTGCTGCATTATGCAACCAGAGTTATCTGTATGTCACACCAGAGCTTTAGGGAAAAGACATGCTAAATCAGCAGGATATGACGGAAACGGCAAAGGCCGTTTTTAATGAATTAAACGAGCACCCGGCAACTGTCGGTGAGATTGCCCAGAACACACTCCTGACGCGCGAGCGCTGCCAGTTAATACTGACGCAGCTTGTGATGGCGGGTTTATCAGATTACCAGTTCGGATGTTACAAGCGCCTCCAGTAACGGAGGCCCCCGCTGTGGAAATGGGCGGCTGGTGGGTGTTGACGCACCCGGCCAGCCACTAGCTCATGCATTAAGGTCACAAGCTAACCAAGGCCCACCACTTTAGCGCTAAAGCAAAGTGAGCCTATCAGAGACTAGCTTACTGATCCATGAAAAATACTGTAAAAATATACAGTGTTGAGTTATTCAACGCTGATTGTCTGCACGTCCTTTCCCAAACGCCTGATAATTCCATTGACCTGATATGCACTGATCCTCCTTATTTCCGGGTAAAGCCTGAGGGGTGGGACAACCAGTGGCGGGGCGATGCCGATTATCTCGCATGGCTGGATAAATGCCTGGCTGAATTCTGGCGGGTATTGAAGCCCAACGGCAGCATTTACCTTTTTAGCGGTCACCGCCTGGCGGCAGATATTGAGCTACTGATGCGCAACCGCTTCAACATCCTGAACCATATTATCTGGGCGAAGCCGTCCGGTCGCTGGAATGGATGCAACAAAGAAAGCCTGCGGGCTTACTTCCCGGCAACCGAGCGCATTCTCTTCGCAGAGCATTACCCTGGGCCGTATAAGCCTGATGGATACGCGAAAGAATGTGACAGCGCCAAACAGCACATCATGACGCCGCTGATTGACTATTTCCGTAATGCGCGCTCGTCGTTGGGCGTTACGTCGAAGCAGATAGCAGACGCAACGGGAAAGAAAAACATGGTTTCGCACTGGTTTGGTGCCAGCCAGTGGCAACTGCCAAACGAGGCCGATTACCTCAAATTGCAGGAACTGTTTACGCAAGTAGCCATTGAGAAGCATCAGTGCCTCGAGCTTGAAAAGCCTCATCACGAGCTGGTGGCAACCTGGCATTCCCTGAACCGTAAACATTCAGAACTAATGGACGAGTTTAAGACTCTGCGCCGCCCATTTGCCGTTACATCTGCCGTGCCTTACACGGACGTTTGGACACATAAGCCCGTCCAGTTTTATCCGGGTAAGCATCCATGTGAGAAGCCAGCGGAAATGCTACGGCAGATTATCAGCGCCAGCAGCAGGCCCGGTGACGTGGTAGCCGATTTCTTTATGGGTTCCGGATCCACAATCAAAGCTGCCATGGAATTAGGGCGGCGGGGAATCGGTGTTGAGCTTGAAGAAGAACGCTTCAACCAGACGGTTGAGGAGATAAAACGTTGGTCGCCATAGTGCGGCCTTTTTATTTCATATAGCACCCGCAAACAGCGAGGTGAGAGACCATGAAAATGAATGATCAGACGTCTAATGCTGTTACGCAGTTTTTTGCCTGGATAGCGGCGTTTGCATCGGCGATCGGCTTCACCACCCAGGACGTCGTGTACATGATATTTGGGCTGTTAGGCGTCATTGTCTCTCTGGCTTCTTTTTTCTCAGGACGGATTGATGCAAGGCGGCTCAGCCAGGAGGAAGAGAAACGGACCAGATTGCTCGAAAAATATTTTGAAGATATCCATCGACTCCCGCCAGAACAGCGCCCATCAAGCGCTCAAGTCGTTACTGACACGATGAACAGGATAAGCACAAATGCGAAATAAAAAGGTTGGGGCGGCCGGTGTGGTCTGCTCAGTGGGTGCGATTATCGCCATTGTTCTGGGAAGCGGCAATGTCAGGACGAACCAGCGAGGCCTGGAATTAATCGGCAACGCCGAATCCTGCCGCCGTGAACCATACGTTTGTCCCGCTGGTGTACTGACTGATGGCATAGGTAACACTCATGGCGTTAAGTCCGGCGTCATTAAGAACGAGCAGCAGATTGCGGCGGAATGGAAAAAAAACATCCTTGATGCTGAATCCTGTGTTAATCGTTACGCCAATGGCAGAGAGTTGTCTGATGATACTTTCAGTGCTGCCGTATCGATAACGTTTCGCTCCGGGTGCGGCAACATGCTGGGCTCGAAGATGTTCTCTCTGTTTAGAAGCGAGGAAATAGAGGCGGCCTGTTATCAGTTTCCGCGATGGATATGGGGTGGGGGAAAGAAACTTCCGGGGCTAATTGTGCGGGCTTCAGAAGAAAGTGAATTGTGCTTGTCGGGAATAGATGGGCGCTACTTCCAGCGCCCTTAATATTACAGAGCGCAGCTAACATCACCCTCAGGGCAATTGAGCATCTCTTTTAATTCTTTGGTTCGCTGTTCTGTTTTGCCAGTAAGGCAGTTACTAACGTTCATAGGATTGATCGAGCCATTTCGCGACGAATAGGTCTGAAACTTACAGTCAGAGTCACGATATTCGATCCATTTATTCTGTGACTTTTTCAATAAATTTGTTTGTTCACCTGAAGTAGCCTTAAGCACTTGCTTGTAAGTGTTATTTAGCTCGTTATCAGCTTTTTTGTACTCAGCAGATGCGCACTGATTCATATCCAGCTGCGTTTGAGCATTGCTGCAATCTAATGCGAATGCACTCGTTAGTGGGAGCATAACCAGTAATGGCAAAATCACTTTCTTCATAATATCTCCTTATTCCTCACTTATTTGAGGTGTGGAAATTATAGCTAACTGATCGCTTAGGAAGGGATTTTATGTCAGGAGCCAGTGGTTACAATGAAAACAGGTTACCAATTTATCGCTGCAATCTTCATTATCACACTTGCTGGCGGCCTCTTTTGGTCTGCTAATCACTATCATGGCAAGTATCTGAAAGAGCTGAGCCGTGCTGACCACGCAGAGCTGGAAGTCCACGGGCAGCGGCAGGTGATAGCTACACAGGCTTTCAATATTAACCGCTTTAACCAGATAGCCGAGTACTCCAGCAGGAACAATTCCCTGATTGATGCCGGTTCTGAAAAAACGGTTATCGAATACCGGGAGATTTTACGCCGTGACAAAACATGTGATCTGCCTGTTCCTGCTGATATCGCTCACGGGCTGCTCGACTACACGAACGGTTTACGTGCCGGCGCAATGCACGCCGCTCCCGGCGACGCTGACGCAGCCAGTCTTACCCCCGTTACCGCCGGCAACCTGACATATTGCCAGGCAGTGCTGTGGATTAAGCCGTTGCTGGCCACTATCGACAAGGCCAATAACCAGCTGGCCGGAATACGGGACATTGAGAAAACCAGAGCCGCACAGTAGCGGGGAGACCTGTGGGTATACACATGGCGTTAATATCCGGCGTTTTCAAAAAACCAGATGGCACGGCCGTCGGGGGCGTCACCCTGCATTTTACGCTGACGGGCAATACCCGACACTCCTTTTATGCGCAGTCGTCTGAAGTGAAGACGGATGAGGAAGGCCGCTATTCTGTTGAGATATCAGCCGGGCACTATATCGTTAAATATTTTTCCCCTGACCAGTCCGACCGGCTGGGGATGATTTATGTTGAAGACGGGGCAGAAGGCTCACTCAATGATTTTCTTCTCACCTCATCCCCGGCACCGGAGCCCATCGTGGCGCAGATGCAGCAGATGTATTTTGCGGTGCTGGCCCTGAGTCAGAGCCCGGCCGCCGTCTTTGCGACAGCCGCGGAGGTGCCGGCTGATGCGTCGGGGTACGTGCTGGTGACTGACGATGAGACAAAGGGCGTGCCCGCGCTTTATCTGTACGCGAATGGCCGGCGATACTGGCTGGCCATGATGGAGGACACACCGTGA